CCATGGCTTTATCGCGTGGGGCGACGGTGAGGTGCTGGCCGAGAAGATGGCGTCTGTGACCCAACCGTTGCCAGAGCTTGACGCCGCGCCCCCAAGCGCGAAGAAGGGCTGGGAGCAGCAGGTAGGGTTGATGTTGAAGTGCCTGTCTGGCGAGGACGCGGGCCTTGAGTGCCGCTACACCACGACGTCAGTGGGCGGCAAGCGCGCCGTGCAGACGCTTGCCGTGGCGATCGCGGCGCAGGTGGAAAAGGATCCCGAGCGCCCCGTGCCGATCGTGACGCTGGGCAAGGATCACTATCAGCATAAGTCGTACGGTCGCATCTACACGCCGGTCTTTGAGATCGTCGAGTGGGTGTCGATGGACGGCGAAGAGGCCGCGCCTGAAGCTGAAGCGGGCGCACAGCCCCGCCGTCGTCGTCGCGCAGCAGCTTGATGTGGTGACGCCCAGCCGGCGGTGGCGTCTAACACCGGCAGCAGGCGCGGTGCCACTGTCTGTCTCCTTCGCTCCGTGAGCCTGCTGACAGCCCGGAAAGACGGGCATTCAATACACTAGGGTGAGGTATGCGATTTTTCACCGGGTTGCATCAGCCATCTGATGCCAAGCACTTCGATTCCGCGTTCATAAGCGTGAACCGTTTGCGTAAGCGCAAGGGTCCGTTTGAGGTTGGCGACTGGATAATGGACAGCGGCGCGTTTACCGAGATCAGCACGCACGGACATTACCGGCATGACGTTAGCGAGTACGCTAGCGAAATCAGTCGTTGGTCGCGCAACGGTAGCCTGTTGGCGGCGGTTGCTCAAGATTGGATGTGCGAACCGTTTATTGTCGAGAAGACCGGACTGTCGGTGCCGCAGCATCAGCAGCTCACCGTTGATCGATACGACGCGCTTAAGGATCATGACACCAACGGCGTCTACGTCATGCCCGTGCTGCAAGGCTATGCTTGTGAAGACTACCTGCGGCACGTTGACTTGTACGGTGATCGTTTGCAAACCGGGGCATGGGTAGGGGTTGGGTCCGTTTGTAAGCGCAACGGCAAACCGCAAGAAGTAGAAAAAGTGCTGACGACCATCAAATCGGCGCGGCCAGATCTGCGACTCCACGGCTTTGGCCTAAAGACGACGGCGCTGTCGCACATGCCCGTGCGGCAGGCATTGCATACCGCCGACTCGATGGCGTGGTCGTTTCACGCTCGAATCAACGGTCGTAACGGTAATGACTGGCGTGAAGCAAAAGCGTGGACCGCAAAAATTGAGGCGAGAATTCATGCTGTGGCTTGATTTCGAAACCCGCAGCGAGTGTGACCTGCCCGCGCGCGGTCCGTACAACTACGCTCGTCACCCGTCGACGCAGGTGCTTTGCATGGCCTATGCGATCGACGATGGCGAGGTCGAACTCTGGACGCCTGATCAGCCGTTTCCTCGTGAGATTCTGTCGCACCAAATACGAGTCCATAACGCCGCCTTTGACCGGCTGATTCTCTGGTACGTCCTCTGCCCCGACCTTGACCTGCCAGAGCCTGCGCTGGAGCAGTTCTACTGCACCGCGGCGCAAGCGCGGTCGAACTGTGCGCCTGGTAGCCTTGAGGACGTCGGGCGGTTCGCGGGCGCCAGCATGAAGAAGGATCACAAGGGCGCTGCGCTTGTGCGGAAGTGCTGCTTGCCACCGTTTAAGCATACCGCTGACGACTTGGCCGCGCTGTTTGAGTATTGCAAGCAGGACGTGCGCGCCATGCGCGCGATCAGTAAGAGCTTGCGCGACCTGTCGCCCGAAGAGCTTGCCGACTACCACGTCAACGAGCGCATCAACGACCGAGGCGTGAAGGTCGATTTTGACCTGTGCCACGCCGCCATGCGCTACAGCGAGGCCGAGCGGGTCGAGATCGAGGCGCGGGTTGTTGAGCTGACCGAGGGCGCGGTGACGTCCGTGCGGTCACCTAAGATGCGCCAGTGGGTGCTGGAGCGGCTTGGGCCGGAGGCCCGCAAGCTCGCCCGATCAAAAGACAAAGATTCGATAGACAAGACCGTGCGAGCAAACCTGCTTGCGATGGAGAATCCTGATGAGGTACCGCCCGCTGTTGCCGAGGTCATCCAATGCGCCGACGACCTCTGGGCGTCGTCAACTGCGAAGTTTGGCCGCCTCGCGGCGCTGGCTGATGATGAAGATCAGCGCGTACGAGGCGCATTTGTTTTTGCTGGAGGCGCAGCGACAGGCCGCGCTGCGAGCTATGGCGCTCAGGTACACAACTTCCCTCGGAAGTCCGCCAAAGAGCCCACTGAACTTCGACACGCCCTCGTTCGAGGCCACGCTGTCGTGCCTCGGTTCGGAAAGCGGGTCACTGACGCGCTGAAGTCGATGCTCCGCCCGGCGCTGGTGGCCGATCATTCGTTTGTCGTCGCCGACTGGTCGGCCATCGAGGGCCGGGTCAACCCGTGGCTATGCGGCGCGGAAGCAAAGCTCGACATCTTCCGACAGCGCCTTGACCCGTACAAAGTCAACGCCGCTGCGACCTATGGCGTGCGGTATGAGGACGTCACCGACGAGCAGAGACAGGTCGGGAAAGTGCAAGAGCTGGCGCTCGGGTTCGGCGGCAGCACCGGCGCGTTTGCTGCGATGGGCCGGGGCTACGGCGTACGGTTCGAGGAAGCCCAAGCCCGTCGGATCGTCGACGCCTGGCGTCGTGCGAACCCGTGGGCGGTGATGTTCTGGCAAGACCTTGAGCGCGCCTACATGTCCGCGATGCGTCATCCGGGCCATGAGTTTACTGCGGGCCGTATAACGTATGTCTACGACAAACAGCATCTTTGGTACATGCTGCCCAGCGGGCGCGTGCTCTGCTACCCGTTTGCCAAGTTCGAGGGCGAGCATCTGACCTACGCTAAGGCAAGCTGGAAGCCTGCGGCTGACGCGACCGAGTGGCCGCGAGCGCGCTTATGGGGCGGGCTCGCTTGCGAGAATGTGACGCAGGCAAGTGCTCACGACATCCTGCGTGCTGCACTGCGTCAATGCGATGGCGTGGTGGCGCACGTGCATGACGAGATCGTTATCGAGACGGCTGAACCTGAACGGGTGCGGGCCGAGCTTGAGCGTATCATGGTGACCCCGCCGGCATGGGCGGTGGGGTTGCCGCTCGCCGTGGAGGCCAAGGTTATGACTCGATATGGAAAGGGGTGATGTGATGTTGTTATGGGCTTCCGTGCCGGGCTATGAAGGGTTTTATGAAGTCAGCAATTACGGTGACGTTCGTTCGTTGACGCGGAGCGTGCCGTACGGTCGACATAAAGGAATGGTCTACAAGGGGAGGGACATCAAGCAGTTTGTGGCTGCAAAGTATTTATGCGTCAAGCTTGCAAAAGCCGGCGTCACAAAAACGGCATATGTCCACGAGCTGGTGTTGTTGGCGTTTGTAGGTGAAAGACCGAATCTGGGTCAGCGTTGCGAAATTCGCCACTTAGACGGCAACAAAATGAATAACAAACTGGAGAACTTGAAGTACGGAACTATCAAAGAAAACGCTGAGGATCGTAAATTGCACAAGCTTGGGCTTGTGGCCAATTCGTAAATAAAAACGCCCGCTGGCAGGCGGGCGTGAACCACAGGAGAAAGCGTTGAACTTCGTTGATTTTATCATCAGTCTGGCGCCCGAGGGCGAGACAGCGTTATTTGTGCGCCAGAAGCCACGCCGTGACGCGAATGGCGAATTGCAGTACCACGCTGACGGCGCGCTCAAGGCGTCATGGCCGGCATCGCTGCCGGACCTGTCGCGGGTGCGTGAGGGTGCCTGGTACGGCAATACCGGGTCATTTGTCATCGATCGGTTCGAGCAGGGTCGACCGTCTGCGAGCGCGGCCAATGTCGACTATGTGCTGGTCATGGTGCTGGATGACGTGGGCGAGCCTAGCAAGGCGCCCAAGACCTCGCCTGTCCCGCCGACTTGGATCATGGAGACGTCGCCCGGATCGTATCAGTGGGGCTACGCCTTCGACCCCGAGGATCAGCCGACCAAAGCAGCGTACAGCGCCGCCATTCGCGCGATTGCCGAGGCCGGCTACAGTGACCCTGGCGCGATCAATCCGGTTCGCAACTTCCGCCTACCGGGTAGCGTCAACCTGAAGCCGGACAAGGGCGGCTTTCAAGCGCGTCTCGTCGAGTTTCACCCCGAGCGGGTGTACAAGCTGCCGGACCTTTGCGCCGCTCTGGGTGTCGACCCGGGGCCGGATGACAGCGCGGGCGTGCGGCCCGTGCGCCTGTCTGACGATGGGGCCGATGACGTGTTGGCGTGGCTCTCTGAACAGGGTCTGGTGCTGTCGCGCCCGAACCCCGAGGGCTGGGCTGGGGTCGTCTGCCCTAACAGCGCCGACCACAGCGACGGCAACCCCGAGGGCCGGTATCTGGGCCTCACGCGCGCGTATTGCTGTTATCACGGCCATTGCGGCGATTGGGACAGCGCGCGCTTCCTCGCGTGGGTCGCAGAGCAGGGCGGCCCTAAGCATACGCCTGGGCTGCGCGACGAGCTTCTGACGCAGCGCATGGCCGAAGTGATGTCGCGCCTGACGCCGACCGAGGAATACCCCGACGCCGCTGCGGCAGTGGTGGCTGAGGTCGAGCGCCGCGAGGCCGGTCGCGCCGAACGGGCGGAATGGTTTGAACGGTTCGCGTACCTGCATGCGGACGATGGATATTTCGATCTGGTTGACCGTCGCCAGTATTCGCGCGGTAATTTCAATGCGATCTACCGTCATGTGACGTGCTGGTCGGTGCACGCCACGGGCGCGAAAAAGCGTCGGGTCGAGGCGTCGATCAGTTATGACGAGAACCGACAGGCGATGGGCGCCAAGGTGCTGCAAGGGGTCACCTACGCGCCTGGCGAGTCGGTGTTGGTGTCGCGCGCTGGGGACGTGTATGCGAACCTCTGGCGTAACGCGCGACCGACGTCGGGCGGAGGCGATCCGACCCGATGGCTGGATTTGGTAGAGCGCCTGCTACCGGATGCGAACGAGCGCGAGCATTTGCTGGATTGGATGGCATACAAGGTCCAGCACCCCGAGCAGAAGATCAACCACGGGATTCTGCTGGGCGGGTCGCACGGCATCGGGAAGGACACGATTTTCGAGCCGTTTTTGTATGCGGTCGGCGGACTGTCGAAGGAAAACATTGCGCTCGTCAAAAATGAAGAGCTGAACAGTCAATGGGGCTACTCGCTGATGTCCGAGGTGCTGGTCATCAATGAACTGCGCCAAGCGGAAGCGCACGATCGGCGCGCGCTTGAAAACCGACTGAAACCCTTGCTGGCGGCGCCGCCTGAATTGATTCCGGTCAATCGGAAGGGGTTGCACCCGTTCGATGCGCTCAATCGCTTGTCCGTGGTCGCATTCTCGAACGAGCGTATGGCAATAACGCTACCGTCGGACGATCGTCGCTGGTACGTGCTTTGGTCGGACGCGCGGCCATTGACGATCAAAGAGGGCGACGAAATCTGGGATTGGCTAAAGACCGGCGGCGGGCGCGAGGCAGTTGCGGGCTATCTGCGCGCGCGCGACATGTCATCGTTTGCGCCTGGTGGCGCGCCCCCGATGACCGAGGCAAAGGCGATCATGCTCGCAGCGGGCTTGTCGGCGGTCGAATCGGCATTGGTTGAGATGATGCGCCAGCGTCGCGGAGAGTTTGCGCTAGGGGCCGCTCAGGGGCCATGGCAGGCATTGGTTGACCGATTGCAGTCATCGATGCCTGTCGGCACCAAGTGCAGCGTATACGCGCTGTTTCACGCGCTCCGCGAGGCAGGCTGGATTGACCTTGGGCGAGTCAAAACGGCGGACAACGGAAACAAGGTACACGTATACGCTGCGCCGGACGTGTTGGATAAGGTTCGAGGGAACAAGTCTGAGATCCGGCGCATGTTAGACGCGAGCGGTGGCAGCGGGACCATGCTGCGAGCCGTCAAATAAAAAAGGGCGCCTACGGGCGCCCTTGTTGTTTGCGGGAAGGGTTAGAGTCGCAGCGCGACGGCTAGCACGGCGACTAGTAGACCGACGAGGATCGCGGCGATCATAGGTTGTCGCCTAGTTTACTTGCGACGTAGCAGCGCATGGCTGCGATGAGTGGGGTTGCGCCGAAGGCTTTGCGCGCTTGATGATTTTGGTAAAGCCGCCCCATCCATACGTCTTTCCCGTTTGGGTCAGCAATAACGTCGATCTTCTCCCTCTCAATGATCGGCCCACCCCAATCCCATTTACTTGACGGATTAAACCTAGACCCTGCCCGCATCAACAGGCACCGAGTGATCCCGTCGTCGACGTACTCAACGGCTACCCCTTCACACTTCGCCACCGCCGCATCGAGTGCGACGCCCGTCAATTCTGAAGTTTTCATGCTGATAGTCCAAAAAAGAGCGCGCAACCTAGCGCGATACCGGCGCCGATGAAAATAACCCATTCGATCAAGTTTGAGGGCATGGTTCAGGCTCCAACGGTTTGCGCGCTCGCGTGCGCGCGATCGATAACGGCTTCAAAATTCACAATCCCTATGCGGTCGGCGAGCGCGTCAATATCGGCGAGCGCGCACTGACGCGCTTCGGCGAGGGTCATCGAGCGCGACGATATCGGCATGCCCTTGTATGTTGCGCGTACGCGCAATAGGCGATATCCGGACACCGGATCGGATACGATCCATTCGCGAGCGGCGCGCGGCGCATTAACGCCGGCAAACTCGCGATGGAGCGCGAAAAGATAGGTGCGATCGCCGCGCATGTAGGCTAGGCGATCGTATTTCACGTCGACGGTTTTTTCCGAACCCTTGACGCGCATGCTAAAGGTAGGCTTGGTCGGCATGGTCAGGCCTCCGGTGCGCGCTCGAGCAGCGCGATGGTGCGTAGGTCGTCAATCAGAATCTTCGCGCCGGGTTTGTACCATTGGCCGGCAATCTCAACGGCCAATTGCGTACCGTAGTCGCGCGCACGTTCGGCAAGGGTTGTCCCGGGCCGATCGTTGACGTGTTGCGGCTGAACCGAGTAAACCGCGCGATTGCCCGACGGCAAGGTAACGGCGAGGATTGAATCAGATAGCACTGGCATGGTTTAGGCTCCCACAAAATGGCGCGCCATGGCGCCGTGAACGACAATCGCAACACTTGCGCGGCCGGCATTGGCGCCGGCGCCGTCGCAAGCCTGACAATCGATACACTGGCGCCGATTGCCCCCTTCCGGGCTTGCCGGACATGCGATCTCACGCGCGGCCAATGGTTGATCGGCCGTGCGCACGGTAAACGTGCGCCAACCGAGTGAGCGCGCGACGTCGCGATCGGCCGCATTATCGGCGCTCGCCATCACGATATTGCGCAGCTCTTGCGCGTGCGCTTGGCGCCATTGATGCGAGTATCCGGTATGCCCGGCCGCGAGCGCGATCAGCGCGCGCCACACGTGCGCTGGTATCGCGGCCGGGTCACCGTACGATCCAATACGCACCACGCGGTCGGCGATCAGCTGCGCGCCGTCGGCCGGATCGATCAAGGGATATGCGCCGCGAACCCATGCGCCGAACACAGCCGCAACACTTTGTCCGACATTGACGTAGCAGGTCCGGACGCGCTTAAAGCGCTTGTCAACGGTTTCGACCATGCGCGCGCGGTGCATACAATCACCGCAGATCGATGAATCCTCGCCCGTGCGGATCGCGTCAACGGGATGCGCATCGGCGCGAAGAATATAGGTTTGCACCATGTTGCCAGTCTTACGGTTGTCAGACTCCAGCACGGCAATACCGATAATCGGCGCGTCGTCGATCATTGACGGGCCATCATAAAAAACGAATCCGGGCATGTCAGTGTCTCCAAAAGAGCGCGCGCCCGTAGGCGCGCGGGTTAGTTAAACAATCCAGTCAGGCGAGCGGGTGAGCCCGTGCGCAGCTGCGATCGCGGCGATCTCGCGTTGCTGCGCAGCTCGCATCGCGGAACGATGGAGCGCGGACAGCACGCGCGCGGCATAGTCGGCACCGAGCGCGGGTAGGCGCGCGAGCGCGGTGTTGACGGTTGATTGTTGGTGCTTGGTCATGGTGTCGGCTCCAAGTTGTTGGCGCGCTCACGCGAGCGCATGGGTGCATTGTGCAACAAGTCTTGTTGCGTTGTCAAGCAGTTTGCATGACCCATCGCGCGATGGGTCGCGCTGGGTCTATTGGGGGTCATGGCGTCCGCGCCGATTTTCATAGGGCGATGGGTCAAATGGGTCATTAATCTATAACTTTTAATCAAAAAATGATTTTGTTTTATAGGTGAAACGGTAATGGCTAGACCGCTGGGAGCGCGCCCGCAAACGTTGGCGCCAAAAAAAATGTCATGACCCATTGACCCATTTGACCCATTGACCGCATCAATTGACCTTTTTGACATGGTTTGCAACTCAAAGGGTCATGACCCATTTGACCCATTACCGATCCGACCTTAAAGGGTCATGACCCATTTGACCCATCAAACGCGATGACCGACACCCTGCACCCATGACCCATTTGACCCATCGACCAGGCGGGCAGGCGGGCAGGCGGGCAGGCGGGCAGGCGGGCTGCCGGTTGACGGGGTGCTACCCCACGCCACCCAGCGAGGCGGGCTGACGGCTGACGGATCGGAGCCGCGTGGGCGAGAGCCCCCGGTGGGGGCCGGCGACCGGGCCGGTCAAAAACGGAGGGGTTGCACAAATTTTTTTTGCAAAATGCTATAATTACTTGCAACACTATTTGCAGCACACCATCTGGCCATGACCTTCCAATCCTTGCCGCTTACCGCGCGCAAACTAGAGGCGACCGAGGCGCGCTTGCAGCGCATCTATGAGGCTGCCAAGTTGGGTCTAAAAGGTGACTCGCTGGCGTTGAAGGCTGGCATGCTGCCGACCGAGTATCGGCGTCTGTGCGAGATGGACCCAATTGCCGAGATGGCAGAACAAAAAGGGCGCGCTGACGCAGAAGGGGCGCTTGCGGCTGTTATGATGGACGCAGCTATGTCAGGCGACACCAAAGCGGCGTTAGAGATCCTTCGTCACAGACACGACTGGGTGGCTAAGCAACAGGTGCAGATCGACGTGGCGCAGCAGATCAGCGTAATATCGGCGCTTGAGAAAGCAGAGCAGCGCGTCATTGACGTGCAGGTAACAGAGCGACTGGAGCCAACACTTGCAGCAGCCGATCTACAACGCCTCTGATGAAATGCTCTTGATGACGCGGCTCTGGCAGCCGCGCATCAAAGACGACCCAGAAGCGTTTGTAAACTTTGCGTTCCCGTGGGGGCAACACGGCACGCCACTGGCCAACTATAAAGGCCCGCGCAAGTGGCAGCGTCAGGTGCTGCGGAAGATCACGCAACACATCAAAGACAACAGTGGGCGGGTTGATTACAACGTCTTGCGGTCTGCGGTCGCGTCAGGCCGGGGAATCGGTAAGTCTGCGTTAGTCAGTTGGCTTGTGCTGTGGATGCTCTCCACGCGCATAGGATCCACGACGATCGTGTCGGCTAACAGTGAGGCGCAGCTCCGCAGCATCACCTGGTCAGAGATCACCAAGTGGCTGGCGATGATGATTAACAGCCATTGGTTTGAGATCAGCGCAACCAAGGTCGCACCGGCTAAGTGGTTGGCGGAGATCGTCGAGCGGGACTTAAAGAAAGGCACGCGCTTCTGGTCGATTGAGGGGCGTCTATGGTCGGAAGAAAACCCGGACGCTTACGCCGGTCTGCACAACTTGGACGGCGTGTGTTTGATCTTCGATGAGGCGTCAGGTATTCCAGACTCGATCTGGCAGGTGGCCGCTGGTTTCTTCACAGAGAACACGCCGCACAGGTTTTGGTTTGCCTTTTCCAATCCGCGCCGCAACCAAGGCTACTTCTTTGAGTGCTTCAACTCAAAGCGCGACTTTTGGTCGACAGAGAACATCGACGCTCGCGACGTCGAGGACACCGACAAGCAGGTCTACGAGCAGATCATTGCGGAGTACGGCGAAGACTCGATACAGGCCAAGGTCGAGGTGTACGGCGAATTCCCCAGCGCGGGCGACGACCAGTTCATCGGACCCGCGCTGGTCGATCAGGCGTTTGGCCGACCCAAGCACAAAGACGAGACAGCGCCAATTGTGATCGGCATCGACCCAGCCAGGTCAGGCGGTGACTCGACGGTCATCGCGGTGCGCCAAGGGCGTGACATCATCGCGATTAAGCGGTACCGGGGTGATGATACGATGACGACCGTGGGGCACGTCATCGACGCGATCGAGGAATACAAACCGACGCTGACGGTGATCGACGAGGGTGGGCTGGGGTACGGCATACTTGACCGGCTGGTTGAACAGCGGTATAAGGTGCGTGGGGTCAACTTTGGCTGGAAAGCCAAGAACCAAGTGATGTGGGGTAACAAGCGCGCTGAGCTGTGGGGTGCGCTGCGGGACTGGTTAAAAACCGCGTCAATTGCGCCAGACAGGCAACTGAAGGCGGATCTGACCGGGCCTAAGACCAAACCCGACTCAAGCGGTACGATCTTCTTGGAGAGCAAGAAGGATATGAAAGCCAGGGGTCTAGCTTCTCCTGACGCCGCCGATGCGATCGCGGTGACGTTTGCATTTCCAGTCGCCTCCC